CACGGGGAACATTAGAATATATAAACACATGACACAATCTTATACAATCAGACCTTTAAATTTTTACAAGAACTCTGCCAATAGTTGAGATGCAAAGCCAATCCTTCTGAATGGTTCTTTAAAAAGCCGCTTGTAACAGTTTTCAAGAGGTTTAACATTCAAAAATTTTGAAATTTCCATGTCATCACTTATTGAATCTAACAACTGTCGCTTTTTATCTTCTGGAATCGGTATCAATACGTAATCTGTATCTGGTGTTCTTATGTAATGGCCTCCTTTTTTACAAATACTTATTTTTCCAGATTCTGACACTGCTCCTGTATATTTCAAAAATATATCATAATCATCATCTACATTTTTATACAACACGAAATCTTCTCTTATTGTCCATTCATCTCTAGTATTGAAGGAATAGAGGATTTCTGAAAGTAAAGTTACTGCCAGTAAAAGTTCATTATCATTGATGTAGTCTGCCAATGACAATATAGTTTTTAACTTATATAACATGCCAACTTTATCTTTCACTTTGGCTGTGAAAACTGCTGATCTATCTGCATAACCTTTTTTAACAATATAATGAGTTGGATCACCCAATCTTCTTAGTCGCTGTGTAGAATGGCTTTTTCCTGATGTGAATATGATGTCAGCAGTTGAAATTTTTGGAACCATGTTTCTAAACTCATGAAACTTAAGGTACTGTGGATCACTCTTACTTGAACCTGTAGAATCATCATTCCTAATTTTTTCTTGTTCAAAATCTTCTATATCAGAATCCTCTTCATCTTCTATCACATTAAATCCTTCGAACTCCATATCCATCTCACCTTCCATTAACTTCTTTAGCTGCTCTTCTGACAATTCTCCAAATTCATCCTCTATAAAATCATCTGGTATGTCATCATCACTAGAATATAGCTTTTGTTCTTCCTCAGTTTCCTCCTCACTCAAGATATCATTACCTCCATTGTCATTATCTGATGGTAAAACAAATTCTGGGGCAGATTCTTTGCAATTAAATTTTTTCTTTCTAATTCTTTCACGAAGATTATCAACAATATTATAATTTGATAAAAACATTTTAACAGCAGGTATATCTTTCAATGACTCTAATTTATTGCAGCATGATAAAGCAAATAAGTAATTATCATTTTCTAATAAGTATGACCCTAATTCATCATAAATTTGCCTTGTTGTTGGTATATCCTCTTCATGAATAAAATGGCGAATTCTACTTTCATTTAACCACCAATTTGCAGACAATCCATTTAATTCAATATCATCCTCCAGATATGAGCAATTGGACTGGACACATCCTAACACCGGCAGTGTGAACATCTTTTTACTCCCTACATAAACAGAACTTTGGTCCCAATCTATCGATATTTGCTTATTGATTCTTTCATCCTGTGAAGAGTACAATCCATCAATATCCAGCACAGAGAAGAATATCATCCTATTATATTTTTCTGTATTTGCATCTCTAAACATATAAAAGCTTTGTTCACCTTCTTTCGATAAAGCATTATATATGTTCATTTGCTCTTTGAATTGTGAAAATGCACTGTCAGACATAATTTCATCTGCAGAATTTAGTGTGGGATTGTCCATTATTGATCTAAGTGGTGTTTGAGAAACATTTTTTTCCAGTTCTGATTGTTTTATGATATTAAATAATTTTTGTCCGATTAAGAAAGCATCTGTAAGCAAATGTTTCTGTGGTGTGTCAGTTAACACAATTATCTGTTTAGATCCTTTAAATTTCATTGCCCTGAATTTTACATTTTGATAATCATACCTAACAGACTCTGAGAATATCTCTGATAAAAACCCTGATAAAGTATCATATTGATAAGTATAAACTAATTTCTCATTGACAATTTCACTTAATTCTTTACTATTATCTGTCATAAAAGCTTTCAAAAAACAAAATGTTTTCATTTCATTATGATTGAATCCATATGATTTTATATCAGTCACATTTTTTGTCATAAGGTCTGCAAAGCTGTAAGACACATTGTCAGAAGAGTTCGGATCATTTATTTTCAATCGGTTAAGGATTTCTTTTACCTCCTTTATTGGTTTACTGTATGAATGCCTAACCATAGAATATAATAATGCAGCATCATCTATCATAGCCTTATAAGGATTTTTTGTAGTTGTTCTCATTTTTTTGAAATAAATTTCTCCAGTGTGTGGGTTCATTGCATCCTTAACTCCTGCTGAAACTACCTGAAATCTTTTCTGATAAAAACTCCCAAACTCTGTATGATTGGATAAAAATTCTTCAAGCGTATTAATTGTGTTTGAATATGACATGCACAGATTTCTACGATTTTGTGACAAGTTCATGTCTGTAAAGACAGATTTAACTGTAGACAATTTTGTATTCTCACTAAATTCCTCTCCATAAAATTTTTCAATTACCTTTCTATCACTATTTAAAGACGATAACCCTTTATGATATCTAGTATCTTTGATAAAGTCATCATAATTAAAAATGTACTGTATTAAAGAAGATGGAGAATTATCTATGTTCAACCAATTTATCTTTGTTGGTGTCAATGTTGCAATTGTGCTTCTAGTATGTGTTCCATGTTCTATGATTCTTGACTCTGAATAGAAGCTATAAATTGATGATACTGTTGCATCGCAATTCATGGAGGCTTTTATGAGTTCTTTTCGCTCAACGTCTGTTATAATAGATTTGTTCTTATGTTTCATAATTAATTCATTCCTGAAAAACCTCCTCACATATTCCTTTATCGTTACCTGGACTGGAATTAAAAATTCATTAACACCAATTACACAACAATCTTTACTTGTGTATGTAGACAAACGCAATGTTATTTGTGCACGAGAGTTTCTACTATATGCCATTGCAAAACTATGCCTGAAATAAATTGCTCTCATCCATGCTAATAATAAATGCCTATTTTTTGGCTTTACAAAATTATAAGACTTGTGCTTATCCCAAAACTCTATGCTCTCTTCAAAAGTCATCTTGACATTACTCCTAATCTTCTTTATTAATTTGTTTTCCATGTCAAAAGAGTATCTAGGATGAAAAAATCTTATACCTTCAGTAAAGTTCACTTCTGAAATTGCATCCTTGTTATCAACTTCAGTTTTTTCAAGCTCTAATAGATTTCTTAGTAATAATTCATTAGACACAGTAAATTCTTCATTGTCCAATATGAAATGATTCTCACGTTTTGAAGAATGCCTCAACAGTCTATAATTATTCGCCATGCCTTTACATAAGAAAGATAGAATTGGATGAATATCAGGTATTCCAAATAATTCAACAGGTGTATTTGCCATTTGCTTAATTGTCATGAAGTTGTTTCTTTGGCCATCTAGTAAGGAGTATGATCTACAAACATTTGCAATATGGCATCTCTGCATAAAGTATGATGATGTCATCACAGATCCTACTCTAACAGATTCGCCAACTCTAGACATTGCAGAATCCATGTCATCGCGATAACCTGTACACCCCAAATTCATACCACATTCCTTCAACTTTTTTATGTGAGGGTAAGTCATGTGCCCATTGAGTGACACTAGCGAAATAAATTCCATTAAAAATTGTTGAGTATTAGTCTTCTTTGTGGAGTCGTTGAAACCATGACATTTCATCACCATTCTATGCAAAGTTCTAAATCTTATTAACTCCTCTTCGTCTTGAATTGTCACAATCATGCTATAATCATCACTATGCTCCATATGTTCTACTCTGAGCTTGCTATCAGGATAGATTTTTAACCAAACATCTCGTGCAAAATTTGATGAACAAACAGCTTTAAAAGAACTCATGTAATTGAACATGCCTTGCAAGAAATTTTGATCTGAATTCAATGTAGCAGCATGTGTTTCCATATACTTTGTATATTCATTTGTTATAAAAAATGTATTTTGGAGTAATGATATTGGTATTGTTATGTCTTTATTTCCCCACATTAAAACAACAGACATCATATACTTTATGAACCCTATATTACAATGTCCAGACAACCCTTTCAACATGCTTGCAAAACACTCCATTGTTTCTGCTGCAGACCACTTTGTACAATCTCCATTCACAAAATAAACTCTATCTGTAGAGCCTTTTCGTGAAAGCGCTGCATTAATAAAATCTTGCATAACAAGTAATTTTTTATCTCCAGGGACTGAAATCATTTCATTGGGCAATTGTTTGCAGATCTCTTCAAACATATTCTCTAACACTCGAGCACATGCTTTACTTCCCACATTTATAACATAAAATTCTCGTTTTGCACCATACTGTGCCTTGATACAAATATCAGCAAGAGTTTTACTTCTATTTTTGTTGACATTCCATTCTGCCATATCGAAAACTGTTGTTATGTAATTGTTTTGTTCAAGAACATCTAATATACAATCATGAACCTTAGACCGATTTTTATTAGGTAGTGAGCTCTCTTTCGAAATTTTAGTCCTTAGCATTTTCAATGGTCTTAGTTTTGTTTCAATATTGTTATACTTTGCATATTCTTGAATATAAAGACTAGGCATTTTAGTCTTTTTCACTTTTTTCTTTTTTTTCTTTTCCTCTGAAACGTCTACCAATTCTCTTTCATATTCTGGAATAGCAGCTTTAGTTGACGTGATATTGCTTATGGGTTCATTAAAATGTTTCTTAAACACTTCGTCCCAGTTCATTCCTTTCAAACTGTTCATTGTTCTCTGTACAGATACATCTAGTATTTCACTGTTATGGCCAATATTTGACTTTTTGTCCAATAACATCTCTTTAATCAATTCAAAGTTTCCAACACCACATTTTCTGTCCGAATTCATCTCTTCATACTTTTGCTGGTATTCTAGAATTGTGTTTATGGCTTTCACATTTTCATGATGTATACTTGATGGTTCTTTCAGTGTGTGTACATAAATGAACATGTCATCCAATAAGTCTTGCAGATCATGTATAATCAAACTTGTCCATATAGATGGGATATCGAATCGTCCACCAATACTGTCTTCAGATCTTTTTCCATTGTAAAAAACTGGCTGCTTAAAATAGATATTTCTGATGTCAGACTCAACAAAATCTGTTGCCTGTTTCTTTAAATTGTGCATTCTATTTGCAATCCATACTTCCATTGAAGTGTTATAAGGTGGGCTAAATTTATCTACTATCAATCGCTCAATTTCACTAAATTCCGAAAAGGATGCCATTATAGCATATCTCATGTCTGCCAACATTTCAGCAATTCTTTGGTTTGTAGTCAGACCTATCAAAACTTTTAAGGAAAAATGATGTCTAACAATTTCTCTAGAATATTCATCAGAGCCTTCAATCCTATCATAATCCAAAATATTAGTTCTATTCCTTAACAAACCATTCATTGCTGTTGACAATATGCAGAAATACTGATCTTTTAAAAAAGTAACCTTATATGTCTCTATCCGTCTCCAGTTTGTGCAGAACATAATGACTTTTTTTCCATTTATTGTTGAATTCCAGCTAGTGATTTTCCCAAAAGGCCTAGTAAACCATCTATTATCATCTGTATAACCAATCACCATAAAAGCTTTTCCAACATCTTTACCTTTATCATGATAGCTATTGTTTAATATGTATAATAGGTTTGGTGTTCCTGCTGTGAAAAATGACATTGTGTTACTAGGCAATGAAAATTGATTAAAATGCATTATTTGTTCAGCAATCAGGGATTGAGTTTGTATATATTTGTATCCTTTATAGCACCGCAGCTCTTGCAAAATTGGCAAGTATTCCTTTGTCATTTTTTCTTTTAGATCTTTCAAAACAGGTTCATCATCCGAGTCAAGCCTTCCAAGTATGCTTGAATAATAATCCTTATTAACTAATCCAGGCTTAATTTTCTCACTAAACAGGTCTAGGATATCATCAATTTCTTCTGACTGATCAAACCCACAAGTAGGTCTTTCTTTTGTTGGCACTTTTTTCTCTTTTTTATAACCTGAATGACTCTTCTTCCAAAATTCTGTAAATTCACTTGATCTATTGGTTAAAGGTATCTTAAACATCTTTTGTCTGTACGATCGTGTATCATTCTGTTTAGGGACAAATTCTTTTTTTTGTTTTAAAAATTCTAGGTAACTAGATATAGGTGTCTTATTCTCTTTGCATTCCTCTTTGTAATTGTCATATAATTTCCTATATAGCTTGTCTGTTTCATCATTCAGGTAAACACCTTTATTGAACATGCTTATATTAAACTTCCTATGTTCACCCTTAAAAGAATCAATAACTTCTTTGGATATTTCACTAACAAAATCTGTTGCTAAACCATGTGACCCCGAATTCCTAAAAAGTGATAGCATTAATAGAATTTGCTTTTGCTCTAGTCTTAATTCCTTCAACAAATCATTATCTAATGCCGTATCATATTCTAGATCAATGGGCTGACTTGATAATATTGGTGTGAATAGTTGGTGAATAGGTTTACTATGTGATTCAGGATAATTTTTATTTTTTTCATACAATATATCAATTGAATTTTGAATTGCATTAATTGATGTTTTCTTCTCTGAAAGAGCCTCAACAACATCATTATCCTCAACTAACTGTTTTAGGATCTCGCATTTTGCCAAAAATTTCTTGTCATAATGAGATTGTCTTTCACTATCTGATAAATTTGACAGCTTTTCACACTTAACCATTATCTCTTCAGCATGTCTTCTAAGTACTTGATTCCTATTGCAATTTTGTAAGTTATTCAAATATAATCTGTTGATTCTCTCAAATAAATCATCATCAACACTTCCTTCAAGTCCTATGGTTTCCTCATCAGTATCACCAAACTCTTTGGCAAAATATTGATGAACAAGTCTTTCATCCTGGATCTTCTTCCTTAAATTAAGCTGTGTAACATTAATTTTGTCAGAAAAAAATCTTAAAGAGAGCATGCTAACTCTTTCCCCACCTTCAATACTTAAAAATGAACAGAAGTCCTCAAATCGTTGTTCAACATCTTCCAACCTTGGAGACACAAAGGATACATGAAGACCTACATCTGCAGCTGGGTAAATTTTCTGGATTTCTGCTGTTAAGGGTTCATATTTCCTTCTTTTTGCATCAATTTGCTGGTTTGTCCTAGTGGAAATGCTAAAATCCACAATTTTAATAAATCTTGCATTATCTGCATCTTGAGTTATTTGGAGGTCACCATCAAACATAACAATTAAATCAGGAGTTAACTTTGACAAGTTGTCTGGAAGGTCTTTAAAATAAAATCCTGCTCTTCTTTCAACTCTTAACATATCTGGTAAATCCGCCATAATAACAAAGGAATGATGTATCAGATCATGCCTATATCTGTATGTTATCAACAAATTTTCTAGAGCCTGATTTTGATTACTGTCTTCAATTTCCATCAATGTAACAAGCTCCGAATCGAGGTTGTCAATAACTGTCTGAATTCGATTTTCCATTTTAAATTTACTTCTTTGTATTTAAAATATTTTAAACTTTTCTTTATAATCTAATGTTCCCC